CTTATCCAAATAGTACATTTGGAGCAAATGATATATTTTATACTGGTTATTATTCAGGTGGTATTTATTACCCTAGAAAGTTAACAGGAACTCAAATACTAGCTTCTATTCCTAGCGGTTTAACAATCGGAACAACTGCAATTACTTCAGGAACTACAAAGCAAGTATTATTCCAAGACGGCTCGGTTGTTTCTCAAAGTGCTAATTTCGTATTCGATGCTTCTAATCAGTTAGTTATTGGAGGTCATACGGGAGGTGCTAAAATTGACGTAAAATGTGGGGGGGCTTTATCTACTGATTTAGGTTTTAGAGTTCGAAATAGTGCTAATACGGCTAATATATTCAGTGTTCAAGGTGATGGAACAGCAAATGTGTTAACTAAATTAAGTATTGGTTTTTCTGGAATGACAACAACAGGCGGTGCATTGTTTGTTTATGCAGGTAATCCTGGAGATTATATGTCACGATTCCACAACAGTACTGGAGTGCCGATAATTGATTTTAGAACTGTTTCAGATGGTGGTGAAATATCCATTAAAAATCATTTAGGAATACCATCAATTACTTTAAGTGGTAGATTTTCTAATGCTTTAGATTTTGCAGATAGTAAAGACATTGGATTTGGAACGGGAGGCGGCACAAGAATAGGATATGCTACTACTCAAAAATTAGCATTTTGGAATGCTACTCCAATAGTTCAACCAACAACAGCTGTTGCAAGTGCTACGTTTGTCGCTAATTTAGGAACATCAATAAACGATGCTAGTACGTTTGACGGCTATACTCTTAAACAGATAGTGAAAGCATTAAGAAACGAAGGATTACTAGCATAATTACTATATTTACACAAAAACATAAAACAATGGGATTAATTATAAAATCAACAGAAACAAAGAAAATCCAAAGTCAAGGATACGATGGACAAATCACAGAACTTGAAAGTGTTTATGCACGTTTAGAATTTGCTTGTAGACCAAATGGAACAACTATTGAAACGGCTTTTCCTTACATCTTTTTGAGTAAAGAGGCGTTTAAATTGAACGCTCCAACTATTCCAACAGATGTGCCAACAAGTGCAAGTGGAGATGTTTTAGAGCAATCTATGTTAACGGCTCATGAGGTTGCAAGTGCTATGCTAGTGAAAGAAGGTTATGACGTTGTAATTGATTTGGTTTAACAACCGAATAACATAAAAATGAAACCACAATGACCCCCGAAAAAATACTAGATTTAGGCGTAAAGATAGGCGTAGTTCCTTTTATGTTCTATATCATAATGCTTACACGCTCAGACGTTAAAGAGCTTCAAACGGCTTTAAAAGACTGTTATTTACAAATGAACAACTTGAGTGAGAATCCTAGAGATGAGCAACAAAAAGACAGCTTTAGAATATTAGCTATTTTACCATCAAATCCGATTGAATATGATAAGCGTTATAAAAAAATTGCTATCTGATACTTTAAAGAAGGACGGTGTTTACAATTCGCTAAGAATAATGCGATTCATAGGGTTTAATCTATGTATGTTTATCTTTATGGGTGACTATTTTATGCATGGCTTTAGATTAGAATCATGGATTACGGTAATAGGTTTTGCATTTGGAACACGTTTGATTGATGCACAAAGTAAAAAATTAGAAAAATGAAAATAAACTACACACATTTAGCATTTATAGTATTATCATTCCTGGTATCAATTTACTTGCTTATTCTAGTTTCTTGTTCACCTAATTATCACATGAAGAAATTCATTAATAAGGGCGGTGTAATAAAGAACGATACTACAATAGTAACGTTAACCGATACTATCAAAGGAGCAGACGGTAAAGATTCGATTATATACCGTCAAGTTTCTGTAAATTGTCCTGAACTACAAGCACCATTGACTAGATATGAGATTAGATACCAATATAAGACGCTTAGAGATACTTTAAAAGTAATTAAGTACGATATAAAGTGGAAAACTAAACAAGCCGTTAAAACGCTTAGAAACGATAAAAAGAAGTCGTTCGGTTATAATTTAAGATTTATAGGTGTAATTGCATTTTTAATACTTTTAATTGTAATTTTGTTTAAATTTAAATAGAACATATTTATGAAAAACATTAACGATTACATTGCTTTTACTAAAAAGTGGGAAGGTGGACTGTCTAGGGATATTTCAGATAGTGCTTCAAAGAATCCTTGTCCTACACCATATCAAGGGAAGTCAGGATGGCATACAAACGTAGGAATTACATACGCAGTTTGGCATTCTGAATTTGGTAAAGATAACGATGATAGATTCTTTACTATGAATAACGAAGATTGGTTTAGAGTATTCAAAGGTTTGTACTGGGATAGTGTGAAAGGTGACGATTACAAATGCTTTTCAGTTGCAGTTATTGTTACAGGTATGGCTTGGGGTTCTGGTTCAGCAAGAGCAGGAATAACACTACAAACCGCATTGAATAAGTTAGGCAAACAAGTAACTGTTGATGGTAAGGTTGGAATGATAACTATTGAAGCTGCGAATAGTTGTAAAGATGTTGAATTATTCGATGAGATTATGCGATTAAGAATAGCATTTTTTAAGTCTATCGGAGCAGTTGGAAAAACGAATAATAAGTTTTTGAAAGGTTGGTTAAATAGAGCAAACGACTACATTAAAACATTCAGACCTACTAATCAGTAGGTTTTTTTATTACAAAATGTCTAGTTTATTTGCTAAAAAACTGTACAAAAAATTTACTTAAACCATAAACAATGTCGAATAATAGAATACGATTGAAGCCAGATGAACTAGAAATAATTAAACAATATAGAGGAATTAAAAACGCAACAGATGAAGCAGATGTAAATGATGAAGACGTAAAACACGGATGGTTGAAGACTGACAAGGCAAGTTTATTCTTTAAAAATCCAAACTTTAAAACAGAATCGGAACAAGGATTTGAGAAAATCAAACTTGAAACAATTGAAGATGTTAAAAAACATTCACCAAAGTACAAGAAGATTGAACGCATTGAAGATAAAGATTCTAACTTATTAGTAATTGATATTGCTGATTTGCATATCGGTAAACTTGCTAGTGCATTTGAAACAGGTGAAGATTATAATTGTCAAATAGCAGTACAAAGAGCAAAAGAAGGTTTAATAGGAATAATTCAAAAGAGCAAAGGATATACAATAGACAAAATTCTATTTGTAGCAGGTAACGATATTCTTCACACCGACAATACAAAGAGTTCTACAACTGCATTAACTCAACAAGACACAGATGGTATGTGGTATGATAATTTTCTAACTGCAAAACAGTTGTACATAGATTTATTAGAGATGTTGGTACACATTGCAGATGTCGAAGTAGTGTACAATCCATCAAACCACGATTATACACACGGATTCTTTTTAATGCAGTTGATTGAAGCACATTTTAATAAGGCTAAAAACATCGTTTTTAACGTCGATTTAAAACATAGAAAAGCATTTCAGTATTATGATAACTTCATAGGCACTACACACGGTGATGGTGCAAAATTAGAAGCATTGCCATTGCTTTATGCTACTGAACATTCTATACTTTGGGCAAATACTAAACATCGCTACGTTTATACTCATCACATTCATCACAAAAGCGGCAAAGACTTTCCAGGAATAACGATTGAAAGCCTACGATCACCAAGTGGTACAGATTCTTGGCATCACAGAAACGGATTTTGTGGTGGAGTTAAGGCAGTTGAAGGATATATTCATTCAAAATATAACGGTCAAGTTGCCCGTTTAACTCACATTTTTAGTGCTTTAGTTCTTTTTTCTTTGTATCTTTAAGTATGATTGGAATTTATAAAATAACAAGTCCTAGCAATAGAATTTATATCGGCCAAAGTGTTAATATTGAAAAGAGATTTACAAGTTATAAAAGAATGTATGTTAAAAATCAAAAGCAAACTAAACTATATCGTTCTTTTTTAAAGTACGGTGTAATTAATCACACATTTGAATTAATTTATGAATGTTTGGAATTAGAATTAAATCATTATGAAAGACATTATCAAGAATTATTTAATTGTTTAATGGATATTAAAAGAGAATTAGATTATCACATTGGAAATGTTAGTAGATGTTTAAAGGGTAATCTTAAAACTTATAAAAAATTCAAATGGAAATATAAGTGTTGACACATATATTTTAGTATATTTACACAAAATCTGTTTTACACGTTTCATAATCGTTATTTTTTCAGATGTTCAACCCCTCACATTGATTTGTTGAGGGGTTTTTTATGTCACATATTCAATACGTGGTGCTTTATGTAACTTATAACATACATAATCGGTTTATTTCCGTCTATTGTATATTATATTGTCAAGATTTACCTTTACTAAAAAGGTAAATGCTCATTCTTATCAAATACAAAATCTGATTCAATATCTTTAGTCATTGATTGAAGTTGATTAAGTGACTTTCGAACCGATCCTAAAATATATCCATCATTCCATTTAGTACATTTTAACAGTCCAAAATATCGTTGATGGCTTTCAAATGGCAATCTATACAACTCCTTTTCATGCCAAATATAAACTTTACCTAAATAGTTAAATCCTTTGTAATTCATACTTTTACATTTTATATGAGGGTTAGCCATTAGTTATAAATAATAAGGCTACTTTGCCCTAATCTTTCTAACCTCTCCAATTACTTCATCCAACGCTTCCTTGCGTACGTCAATTGCAAATTCAATAAGGAAGTTCTTTAGATATTGACCACCACCTGTTTTTGCAACACGTTCTTTTGTGTCCATTCCTTTACGCTCCATATAACGCTCAATTTGTCTTATGTTCATTTTAAATCATTTTAGTTTTTAATTCTCGTAGCCTTACTATTCATAACAGCAAATCAACCGCCATTAAAACGTGCGGTTAGTTGCCTATCGTTATGTGCAAGGCTAACCGAATAGCTGAACATACTTTATTTCATAATTACGTTCTTCACATTTTTTTTCAATAATCAATCTATGTTCTTCATTTTCGGGTTCAATCCATTGTACTTTTTTATATTTACTTACATCTATACCTCTGTATATTTCAGAAACATTAAAGCTTTTTTGATGCATTCTTCCCCAATCTTGAACTAAAATAACAAGCCCAGCACATAACAGCGGTTTTGAGCTATTGCCGTCTTGGTCTTGAACTGAATTATTGTTTTGTGCTTTCATAATTTGTCTTTAATTTAAAGTTTTAGGTGTGTTTTTCGGCAACATCACAAAGCCGCAGGACGTTATGCAAATATAGCACTAATAATGTAATGAAATGCAACGACCTCTTATTTAGAATGAATATAAATTAGCATTAAATTGTTATTATTTTGTTGATAAGTGTTGTAGGTATAAAAGATTATAGTAATTTAGCAGAAACATTTAAAAAATAGATTATGAATAAGCAAGTAAAACAATTAACAGAATTAGCGAATAGATGTGCTATTATCGCAAAAGAAAATCATTTTAAATTAAATGGCAGAACCGTCTTTAAGAATGATGAAGTAGAAATAGGTATTTATTGTGGTTCAGATTATAATATATCTTCCACTTGTTTTAAGATTAAATCAAATTATTGTAGATCAGTAGAAGTTTATTTATATTCTAAAAGGATTGATATAAATTACAATTTAACATTAGAAGAAATTAAAACT